TGACGATCATAGGCGACGTCAGCGACCCTGCCCCGCCTTGCAGAGGGACAGTGACGACAAAACCTGACGCCTGCAGGACCTGCTGCTCATCAAACGTGAAGCACTGGAAACAAGACTCCGGCTGACGCAGGCAACCGAGAACGCCGAAGTTCGGGCCGTCGATCGACATCTCAGGATGATCGACAGTCATGCAGCACGACTGAGCCGCATAGGCTGCGACCGTAAGATAGCCGAGGATCGGGTCTGTCGTGCAATGGGCGATCCGAGACACTTCAGCCGAATTAGTGTCAGTCGCCAGGATCTGGCCGAGGGTTCCTGAATTGTAAGTGTACCCGTGGCCAAAACATTGCGGCTTCTCGCAAGACCAGGCGTCCGCGATATACGCGATCATCTGGTTCTGCCACATCGGCTCATCATAAAGCATGGCAATGCAGCAATAGCAGCATTCACCGAGGACCGCAGAATAGTCGAACTGCGGCGTCGCCCCGTTGACCCCGACCACAGTCTGCGTAGTCGTGATCGTGAACGGCGTGCCAGATCCGATATTCTCCGGGGCATAGTTCCGACGCTCATGCCAGTTGGGAATGACCTGCAAGCCATTGCCGACTGTGCCAGCGTTCTTCGCCCGAAGAAGAACAGTATTGCCTACACCAGCGGCAGGGTCGCCCACAATTACGTCGAACGGAAAGCCAGGCTCAGTCATCAAGGTCTGGCCGACGGCAGCCGCGATCTCGTCGTCTTTCATTCCCGCGACAATATGTGTCGACGTATTCCAACGGCCGTCGCCGATAAACAAATCGACCCTGCCGTCTGTCGTGACGTTCTGCTCAAACAGGATCGTGTATTCCGCCTTGATATTCGCTGAAGCAGAAGCGTCTTTACGAGGCAGGGCGAAGAATTCCATCGACTGGTCGGGGCAGCAGCCAAAAGCCGTAACTAAGCCATTGGCGATGACTGACCCTTCCCCGAACAAGGCTTCAACATCTTTCAAAGCGGGGATCTTGATCAGCTCCCCGTCGACTGCCGTGCCGATGTCCAGCATCTGGCCTTCGATCAAGATCCGGCACTTGGACGGATAGGCGTTCTTGCTCGGATCAAAGCAGATCCGGATAGCCCCACTGCGGAGCGAGTCGATAGCCATTGATATTTACTCCTGCGGCTTGGGACGTTCACGGCGAGCGGGCGGCGGTGAATAGGGCTCCGCCTTGGTCTCGACTTCCAGATCCTGGTGATAGTCGACCAGCCGCCGGATGTAAGGCGTATTGGTCACAGGAATGAACCGGTCTTCAGGGATCACGCGCCCTTCGTAATAAGCCTTGCGGCCTTCACGCGCTTTGACATAGATCATGGACATAGGTGACTTCCTCGTTGTTCCAAAGTTCACGCCTATGCGCACGGGTCATCCACCTTGATTTCTTCCGGGCAGCAGGATTGGTCCGCGCACAAGTTAAAGCTGATCGTGAATGGGTCGCCCTTGTCTTTGGACTCATAGCACCACTGGAAAGACGCCGTGAAATTGAACGTCAGCGTCACTGCCAGTTGGTCAGCTTCGATATTCAACCCCCGGTATGCGATTTCTTCTCCCCCTGGGGCGTCCCAGTAAAGGAGGTTATTCAGCAGCGTGTCCCTGATCTGTTCATATGGGTAGTAGGACCAGAATGGAGTCTCTGAACCATTCGCCTTTTTATACCTGGCAGGCTTGAGCCAGAATTCTACGACAAAGGCGTCGACGATTTCGAAAGCCCTTGGGTTCGCCCTGGTTTCTGCTGCCGACCTGGCGAACGCCACCATAGCCAACGGCAGGGTCGGCACATTCTCTTTTGTGATCGCGACTTCACTAACCGCTAACGCCCGACCGCCAAGTTCAGGGAACCACTTAGCGATCTCTTCAGCCAGGGCAGGGAGGAACCTTACTTCCTTGTCCACTCAACCCACCGACCGAGCCTGGCTTTTTCCATGCCTTCTTTCAAGGCGTCGTCACTCATTTTTCTTCGCGCCATTTTCGACGTCCCCATGCGAAGAAAAATCGAGTAAAACATATTACTGCCGACAGTCGCTGAGTCGTGTGTGACTTCCGTGCCAATAGAAGCCCTCAGGCGGCCCGTACGCACCGCCGGATATTCCCCTGGGGATGATGCAGGGGGATAGCCTTTCATCGAGCTCCTGAACGTCTCAGCGCTCGCGTCAGCCACCCCTCTCAGCCACCGATGGATCTCGCCTTCATTCTTTCTGGCCTGGAAGCGTTTCCAGGGCTTGAATTCAAGTGAGAACGACATTGCTAGGCTGCGCCCGAAGCTTGTCCACAGGCGGTTGGGCTTTGTCTGACCGCTCGACTAAGTGCGTCCGAAGCAGCAGCCAATTGTCCCATTCTTCAGAGAATCCGAGGAACTTATACCAGCGAGGAGCCGATTTACGTTTCTCTTCATAGACCCAAGCAGCGGACGTGATCTCCAGGTCTGTCAAGTTCCGGATGATAATACTATGCGTCGGACTTTCAGTCGATTCGCTGATAGCGTAACCCATCGGCGATAGAAAGGATGGCAAGCTTTTCGCCATCTTGATCGCAGCCCATGTCCAGATCACAGGCCGCCTGGTCAAGGACATTTCGCCGCCGTTTTCGACTACGTCTTGCATCGAGCATAAGGCGATCCGATGGCTGAGGTCTGCGATCTTAGGCCTCAAGTTCGAATACCCTCCATGTTTCTAGTGCGCCACTGACCAAAGCGATATTGTTCGACCCCTGGATGCCTGTGCTGGAGAAAGACATTTCCTTGTTTCGCATAGTCAACAGCTCGTCGCCAGGGTGCTCGACGACCCAAGCGATATACTGCAGGCAACCCAAAACAACACTGGTCGGGACGGCTGCAGGCGAAGAGAACCCTGCCAGGTAAGCCGCCATCATTCCTGCATTCATGAAATGAGACGAGCAGGGATCGCAGCAATTCGACAGGTCGAGATAACCAGTGCGGATCGGAACGTCAATGACCCTAGAACCAGGCGGGACCATGAAGGTGTGCCTGGCTGCGCCATACAGATAAACCATCCCGTCAGCGACCGGATATTTCAACGTATATTTATAAGTCCATTTCCCTGGCCGCGACCTGGGCGGCCCTTGGATTGGCTCAGTCACAGTCCGCTGGCCTGTCAGCAGAAACCCAGTGTAAAGCTGTGCGGCTTCGATCGCCGCCGCTCGATAAAGAATAAGTTGCTCGTCTGTGACCGTAACCGTATCGCCAGTCTTGGTGTGCTGGCGGATCATGTCAAGCGACAGCCTGCCACCCCAGTCGAATGTCTCTTCTGTCTCGGGGATCGGCGGCGCGTACGGATCTGGCTTCGGGATTGACGCTAGCATTTAGAGATGCGCACGTCCACGCAATCAATATGATAGTAACAGTCGCATTCACAAGACAAAGCGCCCTGCCGGATAGTCAACCTGAAGATCTGGCAGGGCAAGGCGGCCGGAGAAGCGATTAGTGGGAGGACTACCGTATAGTACGGAGCATTAATAACCGCTTGACCAACGCTGAAAACTGGGGTCATCATATCGACAGTCGGGTTGACGCCGATCCCGATCAAGACTTCGGCGATCAATTCATTTACGCCGTCCGAAGCCGAATAGAAAAAACGATCGTAACCTTTGAAGACTGAGAACGGGTCGTAATCGAACATGCCATTCTCGGCCAGGACCAGCTTGCCTTGCTTTGGCCCGTACATCGGCAAGACTTTAAAGGTCAGCGGCTTGCCTTCCGGATCGCTTGCCACCAAGTTCAAGTCGCCATCCAGATGACCGCCGACAGCACAGAAATAAACCGGGTCGCCTGTCTTTCTAGGGGGGAGGTCACCGCCAAGCGGAGGAGGACAGGTGTCTTTCTCTTCGATCGTGATTGACGGGGAGCAGTGAAGCCCACGGCCAGCGATCGGAGCAGCCCAAGGAGCGTAGTTCAGATAAAGGGGCTGGATCTCTCCAGCTTTCAGCGAAACCTCGCTGCAGCAGCACTGCACGCAGCCGTTAGGCGTCTGCTGATCCTGGACAACGACATGCAGCATTTTATGCTCCTTCGAGAAGCCGGGGGACAACGACGGGAGAAGTCCCCCGGTCCTACTCGAATGTTACGTGCAGACGAAGCACGGCGGAGGCGCAAGCGCGACCGCGGCATTCTGAGTACAGGTAACCACGCAACGAACAACCGCCATGCTATTCTCCTCTTCGACGGGCATAGCCCCGTTTTATCAGGGCTTCGGCCGTGTCAGGTGGGAGGATCACGTCCATGACGTCTTTCTCCCACTCGACCCGGATGATCGGCTGATAAAAACCAGCCTTGTAGTCAAACCACTGGCTATCTGCGCCTTCGCCTGAAGCGAACAGCATCGTGACAGCTACGCCGTCGTCATCATCGTCGTGCGCTACGTTTGGAGCGGCATCCAC